TTTCACGAGTTTTTTTCTTCGAAAAAAACTTGAAAATAATCAAAATCATTGGATATAAGGTGTTTAACGAAGTTTTGCAATAGTAAACCTAAGAAAATTTTTGCATAAAGGGGGCGATAGATATGGGTAGGCCAAAAATCAATATTGATATGGATATGGTGGAAAAACTTGCAAGTGAAGGTTGTACAGTTACAGAAATTGCAGCACATCTTGGTGTTCATCAAAGCACTTTATACAGACGGAAAAAATTTAAAGAAACATATGAACGAGGACTAGAAAAATGTAAATTAAGTGTTCGCCGTGCCTTATATAAAAAAGCAATGACAGGAGATACAAAAGCCCTTATCTTTCTAGCAAAGAATTTGCTCAGCATGTCTGATAATCCAGCACAACAGCAAGACACAACACAAGAACAAGTAATCAGGGTTGTTTTAGAGGATTAAAAGGGGTTGATAAATATGGAAGTTAGAATCAGTAAAAAAGTATTCAATCCCGTTTATCTTCCCTATTTGGATTCAGATAACCGATACGAGGTTATTTACGGCGGAGCGGGTTCGGGAAAATCTGTCTTTATGGCACAAAAGAAATTATTTCTCAATATGCGAGATAAAGGTAGAAATACGCTTGTTGTTCGAAAAGTAGGTAAAACCAATCGTTATTCTACGTTTGCACTGTTCACTCAAATAATTAGCGATTGGAATTTGTATCCAATTTTTAATATTAATAAAACGGATATGACTATTACAAATAAATACAATAAAAATCAAATCCGATTTGGAGGGCTTGATGATGTGGAAAAACTAAAAAGTATTACTTTTGAAAATGGAATCCTGACTGACATTTGGATAGAAGAATCAAGTGAGGCAAACGTGAATGATTTCCGGGTTTTGGATACAAGGTTACGAGGTTTTAATAAATATAATATACCTTTCCAAATCAATTTGACGTTCAACCCTGTAAGCCAACTCTCTTGGTTAAAGAGCCAGTTCTTTGATAATACAAATCAGGAATTCCGTAAAAAAGTTTCTATTTTAAAAACAACATACAAAGATAACAAGTTTATTGATGATGAGTATGGAGAAATGCTTGAAGCCTTAAAAGATGAAGATTACAACTTTTATCGTGTGTATTGTCTTGCCGAATGGGGTACTTTTGCAAATGTTATTTTAACTAATTGGGAAGTTAAGGATTTACCTCTAGACAATATTTGGAGAGATTACGATTATTTGGTTTACGGGCTGGACTTTGGTTTTAACCATCCGTCAGCCATGATTCTTGTTGGAATAAAAGATGGCGATGTATATATTTTAGACGAACTTTATGTGAGAAGACTCACGAATATGGAGTTGATTCAAAAGGCAGAAAAATTTGTAGTGGATAGAAATATTCCTATTGTGGCAGATTCAGCCGAACCTGATAGAATCAGAGAATTTAGGAGTAATGGTTTTCTTACAATCCGCGCTGCTGAAAAGGGTAAGAATTCTGTTCAGTCAGGAATTGATTATTTACGAAGCAGAAAAATCTATATCAATACAAAATGTGTTAACACACTGAAAGAAATCCAGAATTGGCAGTACAAAACGGATAAGGAAGGTAACGTGACAGAAGAACCTGTGCCGTTCCAAGACGACGCAATTGCGGCTATCCGATATGCCACAGAACAATTCTGGGGTTCTAAAACTGGACTTGGATTTGTTAAACTACGCTAACACTAAAAGGGGGTATGTATTTATGCTTACAAACCTTGACTTTTTAAAGGTAGGGGAATTATTCCCTCCAAAATCTCAAATTGAAAGGTTAGAAAATTATATTACTTATAAAAAACTTTTTGAAGGAAAACACGATGAAGTTTATAAGAATCAAATTGATAGAGTTAAAAGAGTTTCAGGAGATTTTCAAGAGGTTATTTCATATAATGTGATACTCAATTATCAACAACTTATAACAAAGAAAACAGCAGACTTACTATGCGGGGAAGTTCCAACAATATATACTCAAGATAAAAATAAACAAAAAATAGTTGATGAAATTATTAAAAGAAATGATATTTTTAATTTGATATATGTTATAACCATGGACGTATCAAGATATGGAGTCGGTTTATTCTATCTGTACAAAGATTTGAATAAAGGAGTAATTGATATTACTCAACCCCATATATGGTTTCCTGTTATAAATCCAAGAAATGTAAGGAAAATACAATATCATGTTTTATGTATTCCAAGACAAATAAATGATAAAGAAGAAGAACTTAATGTAGAAATTCATGAAAAAGGCAGATACACAATAAAACGATTTTTAGTAAGAAATGGAAAAATTATAAGAGAATTTACTAAAGAAGAAAAAGTAGTAGAAACAGGGCTAAATGATTTTGCTATTATCCCCGTAACTAATCTGACAACTTCCGACAATATTTTTGGAATAAGTGATTATATAGCGATTGATTCTATTATTTGTGAACTTGAAGTGAGATTTGCACAAATAGCGAAGGTGTTTGACAAACACTCTCAGCCAAGTATGCAAGGGCCATCATCAGCCCTAACCTATAACCGGGAAACGGGCAGTTATTCACTGAAGACAGGTTCATATTTTGTCGTAGAGGGAACGGACGGAAAGGTGTCATATTTGACTTGGGACGCACAACTAGAGGCAAACTTTCGTTTTATAAAAGAACTTCAGAACGCTTTGTATGTGTTGAGTGAGATGGGTGGAACCCTGTTGGGTGAACGGGAAAATGGCAGCGGTGGTGTAACAAGTGGCATTGCGTACAAGTTAAAAATGGAAACAGCCTTGCAAAAAGTCGGCAGAATAAGAAACTCTATGGATACAGCCCTTCGAAAAGCCATTTCTAATTGTGCAAAAATAGAAGGGTATGATATTGACGAATACGAACTCATCATCGAATGGAAGGACGGACTTGTGGGTGATGAAAGAGAACAAGCGGAAATTATGTGTATTAAGAATGCTAATAAGCCTACTTTAAGCCATGTAACTTCTATAATGCTTGCCAATGATATGTCACGAGAAGAAGCGGAAGAAGAATATCAGAGAATTATGCAAGAGGAAATGGAAGCAAATCCTCTACTAGTTCCAAATCCACATGGCTTAGAAGAAGCAGAAGAAGAGATAAACAAAGAGACAGAGTAAAGAGAGGTGAGGACTCATGGCAAGAAAACTCACCTATACTGAGGAACTGATACGACTTTTTACAACTGCACAGGCGGAACTTATTCGTTTACTTCAAAAAACACAGCCTAAAGGAACAGTAGCACGATACAGAAAAGAATTACTTCAACAAGTAAACAAGGAATTAGCCCTGCTGTTTAACAGGGCTACTCCTGTTATGGAAAACCTGATTAAGGAATCCTATGTAAAAGGAATTATTTATGTAAATAGGAGAATGGGTAAGAAAATAAGTAAAACCGATGAAGTAATGATATTAAAACAATTATCAAAAACCCATCGTAAAACTATCAATGTGTTCATTAGAAATAAGTTGGGGGAACTCAATGATGTAAATTATTTTATTGGACGACAAATCAAAGACAATATACAAGAAGCCACACAGGAAGCAATTGGACTTAAACTTGCAACAAATGAAACTTTAGTGGAATGTCAGAAAAATATATTAAAGAAATTCAGTGGTGAACAAGGAATTACAGCAATCAAAACAAAAAATAATAGGTATATAAGAATGGACGCTTATGCAAATATGGTAGCAAGAAGCACAACAAGAGAAGTTACTAATACAGCCACAATCAAACAAGTCCAAGAATTAGGTTATGATTTAGTAAAAATGAGTAGTCACCCTGATTCCTGCCCTATATGTCAGCAATTTGAAGGAAGAGTTTATAGTATTAGTGGTAAAGATAAAAGATTTCCCAAACTGGATATTGCTTTTAGTAGTGGCTATGCTAATATTCACCCAAATTGCCGTCACACATTAGAACCGTATATTGAAGCGTTTAATGATGTAGATAAAGACATAATAAACAGCAATCGTCCTTTTACAGAGCCAGACAGGAACGATAGACAAGTCCAGACATACTATCAGATTCAAAGAGAAAAAGCAAAATTAAGAGCAGACAGATTACAATGGGAAAAATATCGAACAGTTCTTGGAAATGAAGCCCCCTCTACCCTTGCAGGATTCAGGCGGATGAAGACAGCAAACTCCGAGAATTATCAAGAATTAAAGAGAAAGTACAAAGAGCGAAGCAAAACCCAAAGAGAAAATTAAAAGAAAAATTTTATAAAAAAACTTGCTTTCACGAGTTTTTTTCTTCGAAAAAAACTTGAAATTAAAAAGTATGTTTTTGTAATATAGGTAATACAATAGCAACGATAACAACGATTCTGCGTAGATGTTAAATTGAGCAAAGTATTCATAAAATCATCTCCTTTTTTTCTATAAAGGTGGTAGGCTTGTTACGAAGTAGGATAACGAGTCTACCACTTTTTTAATTAACGGTGTTACCTAACGGTGTCAACTAAAATGGCACTTTATATATATTACTACTACCCTACCTCACATGTATTCAAACTGTGTTATATTGTTTATAAAAGA